GCGATGGCGTAGGCCGTGGCCGTTCCCGTGTCGGTCCCTATCAGCGTCGGCAGCGTGTCCGGCCGGTTGAACTCCCGGATAAGTCTGTTGACCGTGCGGGAGATGTCGTTGTTGCTGGGACTGCTCGCAAGCGCCGGCAGGGGCATTAGCGGCCACCCTGCAAGGCAAACCGCACGTCATCGACTCCCTGAGCGTTGGCCCACGTCGTCCCCGCCGCCATCGTGGCGCGAAAGCGAACGTAGCGCGTGCTCCGGCGCAATGGCGCGAGACCCGCACCCGTGAGGCCGACAGGATTCGTATAGACCGGCGCGCTCTGCTGATTCTCTCGGCAGCCGATCGAGATCATGGGCGAACCGCCATCGATCAGCGGGCGGCAGGATTGCAGCAAGACGCGCCTGCCCTGCCCCGGTGCTACTTCGGCCGTCTCGATGGTCGCCGCCAACGCCGCCCCGTTGAACGCCCCGGCCTTGTGGCTGGTATCGAAGCCGCCAAGGAGCAAGGCACTGGCACCTGTCCAGTATGCGCTATCGAGCGGGAACGGGAGGGTTTCCAAGGTGCCGAAGGAGTCCAGATCCTCCAGCGTGTAGCTCTGCTGGCTGATGGTGCCGAAGATCAGTTCGCTATCGAACTCCGCATGTGTCCATTTGGAGGTGCGGATGTTGTAGATCAGCGCCTTGTTCGGGGTGCCGTTCGACCCGCTGGCCGGATAAACGAACACGTACAAGCCCCGCGCCGGATCGAAGGCGGCAGAGCTGCGGAAGTGGTTGACCTGATCAAATTCAGACCAAAAGGTCTTGTCGACCTTGCCGCGCCCGATCGGCGTTACCTGTGCACCGCCCTGCACCATGTAGAAACCGGACTGATGCAGGAAGATCGCAACGTCCGCCACGCCCGCGATGCTGTTGGGGATCGTGGCCCCGATGTCCTTCGATATCTTGTCGACGCGGAAGATGATCGGCGCCCCCTCGTAGGTCATGCGCCGAATGGCCGATTCCTGGAAGATCACGCCATATTCGCCACCGACAAGTCCGGTGATCTGGCCGCCGTCCGGCTCGTCGTTGAAGTCCGATTGCAAGGCCGGGTCGCTCGCCGTCCAGCCGTTCTCGCAATTGTTGATCGCGCTCCACTGGATACGCATGGGCTTTCCAGCCACATAAGCCAGCACGAGGAAGTCATTGACGGCTGCCATATACTTGGCCGTGGGAGGCGTGCCGCCGAGCGCCGTCCAGTTGCTCCCGGCCGACAGGTCGAATTTCTGGATGTCGTCCGTGCCGTTCGTCGCGACCGCCAAGGTACCGAACTGCTCGAAGCGCCAGTTGGCATCTGCCGCCGTCGAATAGGCTCCCCCAACCGTTCGTGTGGCATCGCCCCATGCCTGCGAGGCCAGCAAATAGAGCTTGGCCGCATCCCCCGCGAAGGTCTTTTGCGTGCCGTCAGGGCAGCGGAACCATCCCGCTCCTTGTGCACGAGCATCCAGTGCGTTCGTGCCCGTCGAGAGCGACGGGAACGGCGTATAGCTTTCCTCGGCCGAGATGACGTTCAGCGCCTCGCGAGCCCATTCCGAATAGGCCGGCATATCTGGCCGCCACTCTGCGAAGGGAATCGGCGGCATTACGGCGTCGCCGAGCGCAGCTTCATCCGCAGATTCTGCGCACCAGAGAAGCGACGTTGCGCCCGTGTGTTCAGGGCACCGACTGCGGAGGCGTAGAGCAGCCCATAACGGGAAGCCCCCTCGAAGTCGCCTGTGAAGAGAGCGGCCTCCAGAAGGCAGCCGTTCAAATAGACTCCGGGCGCATTGGTTAGGATGTAGTTGGTGCTCGTCGTGCCGCTCGGCGTCGAGAGCTTGCCGTAATAGCGCACGGTGGCCGTGTAGGTGTCCGTCCCAGGATCAGGCCACAGGCGGAAGGTATTTCCCGACACAGCCACGTAATGCGGCGAGCCGGTCTGGTTCTGATCCATGCTATCGAGGATGCTCTCCTCGACGACGGTCAATGGCCTCGATGTGTCGGTGTTCGTCGGATTGAGGTTGACCTCGACCAGCTCCAGCATCCCGTCCGGCGCCGCCACGCCCTGACTGAGCGTGAAGCTGGCGTTGACCTGGTACATCTCAGGAATGCGGACCGCTTCCATAGCCGGAATGCCCGCTGAATCGACCGGATCACTGCCGAAGTAGAGCCGCTGTTCCATCAAGGCGATGAAGTCGTCAGCCCGCGCCGCAAGGTCAGCATCGCCATCACGCGCAAGCCACGCAGCAACAGCCGCCGTCAGGCCCGAATAGCTGGTGATATTCGCGGCCATCAGCCGCCCTCAAGAAGCTGCCGGGCGCTGATCCGGTTCTCGATCTGCGCCTTGCTCGCCACGCGCTTGGAGATCGTCCCTTCGGTCACGCGCAGCCAGCGCCACTCCGAGCTATCAAGGAGCGCGTCAACCTTGTCTTGATGGTCGGGGTTCCAGTAGTCGATGCCGTAATCGTCCAGCCATTTCTGCATGAAGATCAGCGGAATGCTGGCAACGTGCTTGGCGGTCTTATCGGCATTCCAGCCGTGATTGTGATTCTGTGACCACTTGTTGGTATCGAGGATGTCGCCAATATCCTGCCGGGTCTCGTACGCCCAGCCGCCATCGTGCAGGCGGTGGAATATCTTCTCGATGCCCGTCTGCGGATTGTAGTCGACCTGGGCCTTGTAGCGGGACACGTCAGCCCTCGGCTACGTCCGGCGGCACTTCCATGGCCTGATCGCGGCCAATCAGGAAGTCCGCCAGTTCGGCATGCACACGGTACTTGGCGCGCTTTCCATCGACCTTGCCGGTATATTTGGCCGTCTCTTCTGCCGTCGACCAATCGGGCCGCAGAAGGTCCTCCGGCAGGAATACATGGTCGACCATCAACGAGACGGTCTTGGTCTGGACACTGGCTTTAGCCATTGGGATTGCTCCGGAGGGGAAAGGAGAAAGGGGCAGCCGAAGCTGCCCCCTCATTGTCAGGTCAGGTCGGCGACCACGAAGTTGGCGGCCTCGTTCGAGACCTCCAGCGTCATCTCGCCGATGATGTGGAACTTGCGCGCATCGCCGGTCTTGGCCAGTTCCTCGCGCTTGAACTTGCGGAACCACAGGACCTTGTTCATGCGCGGATCGAAGCCGATGCAGTCGCGGCTGCTGGTATAGCGATCCGCGACGATCGTGTAGGTGCCGAAGTCGCCGACATAGCGGTCGGCAGCCGCAATGATGCTGGCGACCTTGCCCTGTGCCTGCTGGTACTGCGTGGCAATACCCGCGAAGCCCGAGGCGATCTGCTTGTGCGTGCCATCCAGGAGGATGACCGTGGGACGACCGCCTGCGTTGAACGCATCGAGCATCCCGGCCTTAAGCAGCGTCTCGGTAAACGTCCGCTGCGTGCCGTTCGTGGCCGCCGTGGTGTTGCCCGAGGAGAAGCCGCCGTTGGCGCCGGAGGTGCCGCGGTTGGTGTTGGTCGTCAGCCACGACAGGATGCCGCCCAGCTTGCGCGGGTCGCTCCCGCTCGACGCCTGGTTGAGCAGAAGCGTGGTCTCCAGATCCATCTTGATCTGGCGGCCCTGCTTCATCGTCTGCAGGCCGATTTCCGACTTGCGCCCGGCCTCGGTCGAGGCTTCGAGCGAACCGGAGATCGTGAAGGCCTTCTTCATGATCTGCGTGCGGTTGCCGACGCGAACGGTCGGAGTCACCGCAACGGCAGTCGTGTCGTCGCCTTCGTTGTTGTAGTTCGAGCTGGAGCCGTTACCGAGGGAGTCGGTCTGCCACTCGCTGTAGGTCTGCTTCGCAGTCCCGCTGCCGATCGAGGACAGGAACGGCGTCTCGTCCTTGTCGAGCATGAAGATTCGGTCGTGCAGATCCTCGCGGATACCGATCGCCGAACCGGTGGTGAACGTATTGGTGGGTGCAGCCATTTTCTGACAAGCCTTGAATAGGGGTTAAGACCTAGCCAAAGAGCAGAGCGGCTTCGTCGTCGCTCAAATCCTGGCCGTTTCTCAACCGCTGCTCGGCTTGTCGCAGTGCATTGCCCTTGGAGGGTTGGCCCGCTGGTCGGGCTCCCGGGACAA